GGTCCCAGCACGCGCCCGATCCTGCGCGTCCATGCGGTCCTCGAGTTGATCAAACAACGTGTCGCGCAGGATCGGGCGCGTGCTGGGACCAGGCGCTGCCCCGTGCGGGCGCCCGCCGGCTCCACGCGCGCGGCGCATGGGCGCGAAGCGCAACGCGCGCCGGGCCTGTGCCTGTTGGGCGTGGCGCTGCTCGGTCAGCCGCGAGCGCGGATAGATATCCGTTGACGCCGAGTCCTGATCTTCCTGCGTGTTGGGATATTGCCGGTGCATATCCTCACGCTGCCAGTCGGTCAGTTCCTCGGCCATCTGTGGAACGAACGCCTTGAGCGCTTCCAGTTCGGCGGTCAGTTTTTCCGTGAGCGCATCAACATCGATGCTGACGTCGATCACCAGCCGACCCCGGTCACGTAGGACACGTGCGGCGCGCGCATGCCCCAGTTTGCCGTCAACGTCATGCGCAGCGCCAGCGCATCGGTTTGGAACATCGACTTGACCGGCGTCGCCACGGTGCCACCGCTGACGATATCAGCAGGCGTCGTGTCTTCCTGATGCACGGTCGCCACGTTGGCGACGGAAAACTGCGGATCGTTCAAGGTGAGCGCGAGGCTGGCGGGCTCGATCGCCAGCACGGTGCCTGCCGCCAGACCGGCGGACGCAGCGACCGGCAAGACATCGCCGTCCACGGTGCGGCCGAATTGGCCACCGGCCCAGAACCGGATGGCGGTTGACTGATGCGGAGCGCCGATGAAGTACGCATGCGCGCCGCCGTTGCGCGAGGCGATGTCCTGCACGAGCTTGCCAAGGTCCTGGCCGCAGGCATCGAAGCCGAGCCCGGTGCCGGTGGTCGCCGTCAACGCCGTGATGCCGTGCAGAATGCCCGCCGGCATCGCCGCCGTCGCCGCGTTGGTCGAGAACAGCGCCGCATCGAGGGCGATGCTGGCGGCTTCCGTTAACAACACGCGCACCACGTCCTCGATGTTTGACGCCTCTGTCATCTCGCGCGTCATGGTGACCAGCACTGCGAGCTTGGTCGGCGTGAGCACCGGACCACCCAGCAGGTTGAGAGCGCGGGCCGGAATCGGATGCCCTTCCTGTACCCATTGCCCGGCGTCAGCCGGTGACGTGGCGCGGCCGGGCACCCGCACCGACGCGTTGCGGCCAAGATCGACGTTGAGCGCGCCCGCGCGCAGCACCGCGCCGATCGCCGACAACGACACGACTTCCTCGATCGCGCGCGACACGCTTTGAAACGCCACCGCCCCAGCCCAAGCTGGAACGCTGGTGACGGCTTGCGTGGTCGCGCCGCGCAACACCAGCGGCGTCACCGGATCGTCGCCGTACATGTTGTGCGCCATCGCTGCTGGCGATGTGCCGCCGACGAAGCCGCGCAGCGTGGCCGCCGCCGCGCGCCAGACAAACTCGGCTGGACGCTTAAGGGTAATGGCACTCTCGGCGGTGACTTGTTGATGCTTCATGATCACACCCAATGCCGCATGAACTTGTTGAGCACGGTTTGCACGGTTGCCCAGGTCGCGGGCAGCCCAGTCGTGGGGAACAGATTAGGGCCGTAATAGCCGATGGCTGATTCCTTATGCCGTATCTGCCTCACCCCGAACGATGACGGCGACCGTATCCAACTCATGTATTGCTCGCGTAGGAGCGCTTCGACGGCGAACGCCAACGGCCCCGGTGCACTGTCCGGCAACTGATAGCCACCGCTGTAGACGACATCGATCGTGCCGAACCAGTAGCCGAGATCAGGGCGGCCATAGAGCGTGCCGGTTTTTTCTTCGAGGAACCAGCCGTTGTTGAGCGTCGGCAGCAAGTCGGTGCCGTCTTGCGTCAACGCCGTGATGTCGGCCGTCTTGACCGGCCAGCGTGATAAATACAGACGGCGGCTGTAGCCGTCATCAAGTTGATAGAACGTTTCGTCCACTTCTTCGAAACCGAACGAGCGGTTGCACAGCGTGGCGATCGTCTCCGACGTGTTGGTTATCAACTCCTGAAGCAGCGCATCCCACGTCGTTATCGTCGATGGGATGCCCATCTTCATTTTCATGTCGGCGAGCGTCACCAAGTCTTGCGACGTCGCTGGGGTCAGCACGTTGAGCAGTTGTTGCATCACCGACTCCGTAGCTCGGCCTCGAACTGCTCGAACATCGGCGCCAGCGAGATGCGCGGGCCGATCGTGCCGTCCGACATCACCGTGACGACGTCGAAGCCGTCGAGCTTGACACCCACCCAGTGCGCCGCCGGTTTGCCCGGTTCGCCCTTGACGCCGCGTTCGCCGGGAAGGCCCTTTTCCCCCTTCTTGCCGACCGGCCCGGATTGCCAGCCGGGACCGGGACAAGCTCCCGGATCATCTTTGCGGGCGACGAACCAACTGTGATCGAGCGTCACAACATCGAGTTGCCGGTAGGCCATCTGCGGATCGAACGTGCCGCGCACCATGAACGACACGCCGGGGGCGCCAGCCGCAGCAATGACTTGCCAGTCTTTGCCACTAGCGGTCGGTTCTTTCGCGGTGTCGTTGATTGCCTGCCAGCACGAACCGCCGTGCGTGACCAGTTCGCCCGCGTAGAAAATCCGATCCGACCATGGCAGGACTTTCCCGACGCTGCCGCGTTCGCCCTTCTCCCCGCGCTCGCCTTGCGGGCCCTGGATGCCCATCGGACCGAGTGGCCCTGCCAAGCCGTCGCGGCCGTTCTGACCGGGGGCGCCTCGCTCTCCGATCGGCCCCGGCGATCCTACGGGCCCGGGCGGCCCTTGGGCGCCGTCGGCGCCGTTGCGACCCGACTCCCCTGGATCGCCCTTGACCGTCTCGCCCCTTGGTCCGGCCAAACCGGCCTCGCCGCGCGGGCCCGGCGGGCCCGGCGGGCCTTCCGCGCCGTTGCGGCCCGGTTCCCCTGGGTCGCCCCGGATAGCCTCCCCAGGCGCCCCTGTGGGCCCTGGCGGGCCTATTGGGCCGGCCGGGCCGGCGACGCCATCGGCGCCATTGCGCCCTGGCTCGCCCGGTTCCCCGCGCTCGCCACGCAAGCCGGGGCCGCCTTGCTCGCCGGGCGGGCCCGTGATGCCGGTGCGCCCTGGCTCCCCGTCAACGCCGGGCAAGCCGCGTTCACCGGGGGCGCCGGGTTCACCGCGTTCGCCCTGCGGGCCGATCGGTCCAGCGAGACCGACCGGTCCGGGTGCGCCGGCCTCGCCGTTACGCCCCGGCTCACCTGGCGCGCCGGGCTCGCCGGGCAGCCCTTGCGGACCTTGCGCGCCGTCGAGGCCGGACGCCCCGCGCTCGCCGTCCTTGAGATCGGCGAGGCGCTGGTTGACTTCGCCATGCCAAGCGTGCCGCTCGGCGTCCCAGTCATGACGCATCTGCAACAACTCGGCGCGCAAGGTGGCGAGGAATTCGCGCCGCTGCGAATCGATCAGTTCGCGTTCGCGTGCCCATTGCTGGCGTATCTCATTGACCGCCGTAGAGCCGTGCGTGACGAACGCATCAACCAATTCGTCGAAGTTGTTGCTCCCGTTCGATCTGCCGAGTTCGGTTGGCGAACATTCGTTCGTATCCATGTCGTGTTGCATCGTTCAAGCTCCGCTGCGCAGCGGCTGGCTGCGGGGGTTGTGGGGGAGCAGGCGGCGATGCTGGTATTTTTGTTGATGGTCCCGGGCTCGGGACGGCTGCCGCAAATTCGAGCGGGACCACTTGCTGCTGGACCCGCGGCGAATCTCCAAATGGAACTGACTCAAGGTCCTCACTATTTCTGGCTTCGTTCGGGCTCATGATGCCGCCTTGCACGGCGCGCGCCAGACCGTCGATGCGATCCTTGAATGCCGAGCGTAGCAACGCCTTGGTATCAAACTCGACGTAGTCGTCGGGCTGCCCGGCGAGGCCGAATGTCTGCCCGAACGCTTCCTCGATGTGGTTCAGGCAAAACCCCAGGCCGCTCGCCACCCATGACTGCATCATCGCTTCGGTCGAGCGGAACGTGCCGCGCTCGACGATGCCGATGATCTGCGGCGGGACGCGGAAGGCCATGGCGATGCCTTCGTTGTTCATCTTCAACACTTCCGCCAATTGCGCGTCGCGGAACGTAGCCATCGGCAAGCCCTGCGGCTTCAACCCGCCGGTCAGGATCGGCGTGCCGCCGACGTTTTGCCCGCTGGTCTGCTCCATCCAGCGGTCACGCAGTGCGCTAACTTGATCCTTATCCAACAATAACTCGGTCGAAAGCACGAAGCCGGGCTTGGCCTGATTTTGATAGAACTGGAATTGCTGCGCCAAGATTGATTGCGCGGTCATGTAATCGAGAAAGGCGGAAGCGAGCGGGCTTTCCCCGCGCAGCGGATTGCGAAGCTGGTCAACGTGTAGCTTGATATGCAGCACATCGCGCGCGGGCACCGTCGTCAGCGGCCCGTAGCGGTTCTGCACGATCCAATTGCCGCCGAGCGTATAGTGCACTTCGCCTTCCCCGTCGATCAGCGCCCGGCAATAGCGATTGTCCATCATGTGCAATTCGGAAATTTCGTAGCGGGCATTGCGCATGCACAGCAGGTACGCGTTGCCTTCCATGTAAAGCTGACGCGTTACATTCATCAACAAATCGCTGATCGTCTGATAGTCGTTCGGCCGCCGCAGAATACGGCACAGTGCCGAATTAGTGACGCGGTCGCGCCCGCCCTTGCTGTTGCCGTGCCAATGGTTCCCAGGGCACATGGCTACAGTCTGCGCATAGGCCGACACGCACGCTTCGATTATGGCGAGGCGGGCACCGAGTAGTTGCGGCGTGTGCCCGTTCTGCCACCAATTCATGCTGTTACCGACGTCCGCCGGCAGCCAGCCGTGCGTGACCGGCAGGTACCACGGGCCAGGCCGATACTGGCCTTCGGCCGCCTTAACGACGGCCGAAACCAGATTGCGTATGGGAGCCGGTAGACGCATTTGCGCTTCTAGCTTTTGGCTTTCATCTGCCGATGCTCATAGGCGTGCTCGCCGCCGAGATGGCGCACGGTGCTGAGCTTTTCCGCCGGATCAGGATCGGACCCGTCTGGCGACAACTCGACCTGATGCCCGAGTGCGATCTGATCGAGTTCTTCCTGTGTCGGCGTCGGCCGGCCCTTAAGGCGGTCGGCCAACTGTTTGTTGCGCGCCTCGCGATCTTCGTCGCCCTGCTTCTTCGCCGAGGCTGCGCGCTCGGCCGCTTGCGGATTGGGCTGCGGATTGGGTTGCGGGTTCGGTCGAGGCGGCTGGCCGCCGCCGGGATGCTGCGCCGGATTCGGATTATGCGACTGTCGTTCGTCAGCCATTGGGTGACTCCTTTGGTTTGATTTGCTGATCAATATCAGATGATCAGTGTGTATTACCGACGGCGGCTCGGCCGATTAGTTTCGAGCCCCCGTCGGCCGGTTGCTACCACGTGACGGCGGTCATCCAAGCAACAACTGGACGCCGCATTATCCAGTTGGTCATCATGATCAATCGAAGGGCGAGCGAATCTGTTTGCCACATCGATTTGACTGGTGTCGCCGCGACCGGCGTGCCGCTCGGACCCGACACGATATCGGCGGGAGCCGTGTCTTCCATGTGCAGGGTGGCTTGATCGGAAATTTCCAGGCGCGGACCTTCCGAACCAACCGACACGAAGTCGGCCGCGTCCACCGCGATGGCCATGCCGAGCGGCACGGTCGACGACTCGATCAGGGCCGCGCGGCCGAGGCGGCCCGCGTCCACTTCGGCGCGGAACGGGAACAGCGGCGTGGCCGCCGCCGGTGGCTGGATCAAGCTGATGTCCAGCACCTGTTGCGGGTTGAGCATGATCACCGGCTTGCGCACGTTGCCGTTGGTCAGTGTCAGCAGCGAGCCCTGCAACAACTTGAGATCGCCGACCAGGGCATTGAAGCCGCCGCCCGGTGTCGGCGTCAATCCGGCCTGATAGACGCGCAGCCCGTTCGGCCGAATAGTTGTTGCTGGATTGTTGTCCAACAACACCGAATCGATGGCCACCGCCGTATCTTCCAGCACCGCTTGCCGCAACAGACCTTCGATTGCGGGAATGGAGTGCTCGTCGAGCTCCTTGGTCCAAGTCGTGATCACGGCAACCTTCTTAGGAACAACAACTTGAGACGCGAACGCGCCCTGCCGCACCGGGATAGGCATGCCTTCACCAACAAACGAACCCGCAAGTGACGGCGTCAGATTACGAGTTGGAATGATGATGCGCCCGGCCTGTCCAAACGTGAGCGACATTCCCTGCGCTGCGAGCTTCGGGTAGACCGAAAGCGGCAGCAGAACTTGCATGAAATCAGCATAAATTTGCTGAACAAGTTCCGCCGCCCACCCGCTCACCGTCGTGAGCGCCGGGGCGCTTGCCGCCTTCAACACGATATCGCACACCGCACGCGTGGCTTCGTCGTCGCCGTAAATCTTGCGGCGCACGTCGTCAATCGATTGACCGTCCACGCGCGACTTGCACTTCACCAATGCCGCGCGCCAGAAGTAGTCGAGCGGTTCCGGCTTTTTCTGCCGCAGCACGATTCCCTGCGGTGCCTTGGTGACAGCGGTGCTGCCGTTGCCGGTGCCGTTGCCCCGGCGGCTCAGCTCGCCAGCGTCGTCGGCGCCCGAGCCGTTCTTCGCCTCGATCGCCTTCATGCTGTTGAGATGCCGTTGCGCCATTTCGATCTTGGCGGTCAGGTCTTCGGTCACCAGCATTTGCTCGTCAGTTGGATTGTCATCGTCCATGGACGCCAGATGCGTGTCGAGTTGATCCTGCAACGCGAGCACTCGCTTCTCTGAGTCCGTAATTCTTTTCGAAAGCAGCATGGGAGTCCCCTTTGGTGTGCTCTCGTGGGTTTCGGCATGCTCGCCAGTGGGCTTAGGCGTCACGCTGTCCGGCTTTTTATCGGCATGCTCGCCACCGGGCGGACGGTTGAAACTGCGTCGCTTC